CTGTAGGGTGACCTCAGGGGCCGCAGCGGTCGAGCCTTCGAAGCCGACGTCCGGCAGGATACGGCGCGTCAGCATGAACTGGTCGCCGTCATCGAGGTCAAAGTCCGACGACTGAATATAGCTGTCCATAGGCAGCACGTCGTCATCGAGGCCGTTCTCGTGGCCATAGAGGAACCCGGGGCCAGTGCTAATGACGCCCTCATTGACCGACACCGGGGTGTTAGCAGCCTGCGGGTACTGGCGCAGAGGCGTGTCGAGCCAAGCCGTCCGGTCAATGGAGCCGTAGTACCAGATGCGCTCTAGGTGGTTGTAGATCACGTAGGCGTTGTTGTAGTCGCTGTCGGCAGTCGGGTAGAACCACCAGACCTCGTTCCACTGCTCGTTGGTACCACAGACGATCTGATCGGCTTGGTTGTAATTGAGGTTCTTGAAGACGTGGTTGCGCAGGGTGCAGGGCAGCGTCTCAACGCGGCCCGTATAGGCGTAGAACTTATCCTGCCCCATCCAGTAGGTGATGTTCGCAGCCGACGCCACCGCACGTGAAGAGGCAATCGAGATGTTGTCCGCGTACTCCTGAAGCCCGAAGACGTCAGCCGTACCGAGGAACTGGAGCGTGTAGAGGTTGGTGTCGGTCCAGACGAGGATTTCCTGACGAGTTGGCAGGGCGCGCACGATACGCGAACCACGCGAGACCCGGAGATCGCCAGCGGTGTTGGTCGTGGTCGGGGTCCAATCGCCCGGGGTGTCTTGGTCAGCCCAACGGATCAGTAGCGGGTCGAAATCAGCAGGGTCAGTCGAACCAAATGGCACTGCGCCGAACGCGACGAGGTGCTTGTCCTGCTGTGATACCAGCAACTGCATGACTTTGACCGGCACCGCGCTGGCAGCGTAGCTTTCTCCGGTCGCGTAGTCTTGTAGAGTGATAGCGTGCGTGGCCAGCGCGCTCTGGGGGTCATCAGTCGGCCCCCGGACCCACCAGTAAGGTGCGCCGTTGCGGATGTTCATCACAAGGTCATTGTCGAAGTTGTCGAACCACCAGTCACGCTGAGGAAGGTTAATCCCCCCGGAAGTGGTACCGAGACCCCATGCGTCACGCCCCCACGTGCCCGCGCCCCAACCGAGACCTTGGACTGTGATAGCGTTACCCGGTTCGATCTCAGGCTGCACCGTGAAGCCAACGCCGCTGACCGAGGTGGTCGAAGACGCAGGGGTAGCAACGGTGAACCTGAAGCTATTCGCCCCGAGCTTAGTGACCGTGTGGACTGCGTTCAGTTCGGTTATAGGGATACCGCCCAGCGCTGAGACAAAGCCCGCTACAAGGACAGGCTCCCCAGTCACGAGCCACGACGGAAGCGCAGTGGTTGTGGTCACCGTGACATTGGCCGAGCCGCTGGTCACCGCAAAGGTGTTCGACCCCGCGAGAGCTTCACCAAACGGGGTGATGTTGTAGTAGTAACCACCGTTCTCGATATACACCTTGGCGTCGGTGCCAAGGGCGAGGAAGTTGTCGTTGAACGAAGTGATCCAGTTCCACATCTGGCGGCACACGCCCACGAAGGAAGTAGGCGTTGCCTTGACCCAGCCCCCGATCTTTTCAGGGTAGCCCGAGCGAAACCTGATCTTGTCGCACTCATACCAACCGCCCTCGTTCGAGTAGTCGGTCTGGTCGCGGTTGACACCCGGTTTGAACTGGAGCTTGATGAAGGCCATTAGAACGCATTCGCCTCAAGAGTTATCGCCCATGTGTCGAGTACGGTGGTAGTACCAATCCTACGAACCTGAAAAGAAAGTCCAGCAGTCGTGGAGTTTCCTGACCCGAAGGCTTCGACGGACCACGCAGGGTTAGTAGACACCGCAATCCATGCGTTAGCCGTACCGGTTGCTAAAGGGCCGCCCGAAAGAGTAGTGAAGACCTCGTAATTCGCGGCTTGGCTCGTGGGGGTAATCCATTGGTTCGGGCCGTAAGGGAAGCTGAAGTTGGTAAACTCGTAATCGTTACCCGCGAGCAGGCCCCCGCCACTCGTGCCGATGATCTGGTAACCGGCGTTCGAGCTTCCAAAACCACCCCCGAAGACAAACCGGTCAGAGAAATCGACGACGGTGTTACTGGTGCCGTAGAAGTTCGAAATGCTGATCGTGCCGGACGAGGGCACAGGGCCGTTGGTGCCGCTAGTGCCCGCAGGGACGAGACCGCCCCCAGCGTAATACTCGCTCAGCGAGATGGGGTTGGACCCGCCAAACTCCGTCTGGATGTTGGCCAGCGAGAGCGGCCCGCTAGAGGGTAGGGGCATTAGATACTCCCGTACGCAGTGACGTTGTTCTTGCTGGTGAAGTTACCAGTGCTGTCCAGCACGGCAATGGTGGTGCCGTTGTATTGGAACAGCAGGTTGGTACCCGACTGCACAACCGAGAAGTTGGCCGCAACGAGGTTCGCCGCGTTCGTAGCGTTGGTGGCATTCGTCGCGTTTGTAGCATTGGTAGCCGAGGTGGCCGAGGTAGCCGTCGCGGCGTTGCCGCTAATGTTGATACCCCACGTACCAGTAGCGCCAGAACCGCTCGTGGAAGGCACGTCGAGGGCGCTCCGCGCGTTGGCTGCCGTAGTAGCCCCAGTACCGCCATTAGCGATGGGTAGCGTGCCCGTGACCTGCGTAGTGAGGCTTACGCCTGACAAGGTCCCACCAAGGGTCAAGCTACCCGAGGAGGTAACCGATCCAGTGAGGGTGATGCCATTGACGGTGCCCGTGCCGCCCACCGAAGTGACCGTGCCTACATTGCTGGTGTAGCCGCTGGGGTTGGATGCGGGGTACGCCCCGAGATTAGTGAGCGCCTGCCCGGCAGTCGTGGCGTTTGTACCACCATTAGCGATGGGGAGCGTACCTGAGACCTGCGTAGTGAGACTGACACCCGACAGGGTGCCACCCAGCGTCAGCGACCCCGAAGAGGTGACGGTGCCCGTGAGAGTCAGACCGTTGACCGTACCTGCACCAGAGACGCTGGTGACGGTGCCGTTGGTCGAGCTAGTGCCCGCGCCAATCGCGCTCCGGAAGGTAGCGGCGTCCAGAGCAGAAACCGTGTTATCAGCGTTGAAGCGCGGGAAAGTGACCGCATTGGGGTCAGTCAGGGTGAAGAGGTTGCTGCCCAGCGTGGTTGAACCAAGCGCAGTGCGCGCACCCGAAGCAGTCGTAGCCCCGGTGCCCCCGCTACCAATCGGAAGCGTACCCGTAACCTGCGTGGTCAGGCTGACGCCCGACAGGGTGCCCCCGAGGGTGAGCGATCCAGACGAAGTAACGGTGCCCGTAAGGGTGAGACCATTGACCGTACCGGTGCCGCTGACCGAAGTGACGCTACCGCCGCCCGTACCTGCGCCAATGGCCGCGCGGAAGTCTGCCGCACCCAGTGCGCTTACTGTATTGTCCGCGTTGAAGCGCGGGAAAGTAATCGCGCTGGGATCAATGAGGGTGAAGAGGTTGCTGCCCAAGGTGGAAGCGCCGAGGGCCGTGCGCGCACCCCCAGCCGTTGTGGCGTTTGTACCCCCATTAGCAATCGGCAGTGTGCCAGTGACCTGCGTGGTGAGGCTGACACCCGAGAGCGTGCCACCAAGGGTCAGAGAGCCGGAAGACGTCACCGTACCCGTGAGCGTGAGGCCGTTGACCGTCCCGGTACCACCTACCGACGTAACTGTACCTGCCCCAAGGTTGGAGCGAGCAGTAGCCGCATCGGTTGCGCCCGTGCCGCCATTGGCGACCGCCAGAGCGGTGCCCGACCAGTTGGAGTTGTTGACCGAGGAAAGGACGGCGAGCGCGCCGAGACCCAGATTGGTCCGCGCGTCCGTAGCATTCGAAGCGCCAGTACCGCCATCAGCAACAGCGAGATCGGTGATGCCAGTGATCGAGCCGCCAGTGATGGCGACAGCGTTAGCGTTCTGGGTGGACATGGTGCCCAACCCGAGGTTGGTCCGGGCACCCGAGGCAGTGTTGGAGCCTGTGCCGCCAGAGAGGACAGGAAGCGCCGTGGCGAGCGTCAGCGACGTCAGATGGGTGGTGACGTCCACCACATCGGTGCCGTTGGAG